TAATGATGAATAACATCACTAAGTTTTTCTTTCATATTCTCCATTGGCATTTCCTCCATTAGAGATAACGGACTATAATAATAACATTGTTTTATGATATATGTCAAGCTAGTTGACTAAAAATATAATTATAGTTAACTGATAATGTTATAGTTTATTTATTATATAACAGATAAAAACACTTCCCTTCTAGAATTTTTTTTGATAGAATAGTGTCTTCACACTAAAATAAAACAAACCGCAAGGCGGAAAGAAGGTATTATAAATGTCAAAAACTATTGCTAACCCATATGAAAATTTTATTGCATTGTCCAGATATGCAAGGTGGATTCCAGAAGAGAATCGCAGGGAAACATGGGGAGAAACTGTAGATCGATATTTTTCCTTTATGCTTTCGCATTTGGAATCTTTTAATTACTTCCCTGACAAACAACTAGTTTCAGAATTAAAAGAAGCAGTATATGATCGCAATGTTATGCCATCAATGCGAGCAGTAATGACTGCAGGTGCTGCTCTTGACAGAGATCATGTTGCAGGATATAACTGCTCATTTGTGCCCGTTGATTCACCTAGATCATTTGATGAAACTATGTATATTTTGATGTGTGGAACTGGTGTTGGATTTTCTGTTGAATATAAGTATGTTAATAAACTTCCTGCCGTCCCAGAATTATTTGAAAAGTCTACTACTGTCATTGTTGTTGAAGATTCAAAAACTGGATGGGCAAAGGGTTATCGTGAGCTTTTAGCAATGCTTTGGGCAGGACAAGTCCCAGCAATTGATGTATCAAAACTTCGCCCAGCAGGGGCACGTCTTAAGACAATGGGAGGCCGTTCATCTGGTCCGCAACCCTTAATTAACCTGTTTGACTTTACTATTGCAAAGTTTAAAGCTGCCGCTGGTCGTCAATTAAAACCTATTGAGGCACACGATATAATGTGTAAGATTGGCGAAGTTGTAGTCGTTGGCGGGGTTCGTCGTTCTGCAATGATTTCTTTGTCCAATATCAATGACATTGAAATGGCAGCGGCAAAATCAGGAAACTGGTGGGAACACAACACACAACGTGCTCTATCAAATAATTCAGTAGCATATTCTCGTAAGCCTCCAATGGAACAGTTTATTGCGGAATGGAAAAATTTATATGATTCTAAGTCGGGAGAACGAGGCATATACAATGTGGCTGCTGCCCAAAAGCAAGCAGCAAGATGGGGACGCAGAGACCCTGAAATTCATTACGGAACCAATCCATGTTCCGAGATTATCCTCAGACCTTATCAATTTTGTAATCTCTCTGAAGTTGTAATTCGTGAAGATGATACTCTTGCAGAGATCGAAGACAAGGTTCGTTTAGCAACAATTCTGGGTACTTGGCAATCAACACTAACTGACTTCAAATATCTTCGTAAGATTTGGAAAGACAACACAGAAGAAGAAAGACTGCTTGGTGTTTCTATCACTGGCCAGTTTGGTCATAAGTTTATGTCTGGACAAGAAGGATTAGATAAACTTGGAGCCTTTCTATCTGAACTTCGTGATTTGGCTAGAGAGGTAAACAAAGAGGAATCTAACAGGGTTGGCATTAATGAATCTGCAGCCATAACATGCGTTAAACCTTCTGGAACTGTTTCTCAATTAACAGGCGTATCTTCTGGAATGCATCCATGGCATTCTCCGTATTATATTCGTACAGTTCGTGGAGACAAAAAAGATCCGTTATCAACATTTCTTAAAGAGGTTGGAATTCCAGTAGAAGATGATTTTATGAAGCCAGATCAAACATATGTTTTTTCTTTCCCAGTAAAAGCACCAGAGGGTGCAATTGTAAGAGATGATTTAACAGCCCTAGATCATTTAAATACTTGGCTTGCCTATCAACGTGAGTGGTGCGAACATAAACCATCTATTACTGTATCAGTTAAAGAAGACGAATGGATGGAGGTTGGTGCATGGGTGTACCACTATTTTGATGAGGTATCTGGAATTTCATTCTTACCGCATTCAGACCATTCGTACAAACAAGCTCCATACCAAGAAATAACAAAAGAAGAATATCAGAATCTTGTTTTGAAAATGCCTAAAAACATTAGATGGGAAGATTTATCATTTTATGAAACAGAGGACGGAACTAGCGGAGTACAGACACTTGCATGCACCTCAGACGGTAATTGTGAAATTGTAGATATTTCTGCTTAGTGGTACAATTAATATTGGGGTAAAACCCAAATTCCTGGGCACAAAGCCCAGAAATAGGAGGTCTTTAATGAAACAAGATCTTAATAATGATGGAAAGGTAACAATGCAAGAAAAAATTCTAGCAGCGTTAGCAAGCTATGGACGCCATTTCTTAGGCGCTGCCATTGCTTTATATATGACTGGAAATACAGACCCAGGAGATTTAGTCAAGGGTGGCATAGCGGCATGCTTGCCAGTTATTCTTAAAGCATTAAATCCAAATGAGAATTCTTTTGGATTTACAAAAACAAAGTAAATTAAAATAAAAAGCTAAGGGGCTAGGCCCCTTAGCTTTTTAAATGTTTAATCGTGATACAATAAGATTATGTTAGTTAAAAGAATAGAACCCATAGAAATCAATAATTTTTTCACACAAGATTTAATTGATCTTGTGTACGAAAATGTAGATAAAACAATAAATCAAGGGCTTATTGAAAAAAATGATAAATATGCCTATATGTTTAAATTTAAAAATAATGGTTTTATAACTTTAAACAAGGGGTGGGACCCTAAAATAGCAACTGCAATTAAAGATAAAGCTCAAGAGCTTGGTCAAAATTTTGTTTCAGATAATAATGTTGCTTTAATTTTTGCTAGATATTCTCATGATAGTGGAGCAGCTCCAAATCTTCCACCTCATGCAGATGTAGTTGCAAATAAAATAATTTACACTACTACAATTAGATTAAAGTCTAGCAAGCAATGGGATTTCTATGTCAAAGATGAGAAATTTGAAATGCCACATCAAGGATCTTCTGTTTGGTTTACTGGAAATCAAGATGTCCATTGGAGGCCAGATCTGGAGTTTCAACCAGATGAATATTATGACATTTTATTGTGTCAAGCTTGGTCAGATATTGAAAATGACCCATATCCCGAAAATCATAAAGACAATATGATGGATTGGATGCAGCACTATTATCAAAAATATTCACATATGCTGCAGATAGCATCAAAAATAGATAAAAATGATAATACTAACTGTACGGGATCTGAGAACGTGGGGGACAATATTGACGAAGCTTACGAGGTTTCATATACTAGGTAGTATATAAAAGCATGCTGTTTTAGGATTACTCCTATGCTAAAATTAAGCATGGGAGTTTTCCTTTTTTAGGGGTATAAATGGCTGCACAAAAAAATTTTGAGGTTGATCAAAATTCAACTTTTACATTTGAGGTTCTCTATCTGGATGAAGATGAGAATCCAATACAGCTTAATAACCATACCGCTAAAATGCAAGTAAGAGATATTCAGGGTGGAAAAAAGTTAGCTTTTACACTTACAGAAGATGACGGAATAGTAATTAGCCCAACTGAAGGAAAACTATCTATAGCTATATCAGCCGATAGAACAAGCAAAATGTTTTACCCCAAATCAGCATATGATTTGGTACTAATAGATCCAAGTGTTAATAAAACAAGACTTTTAGAAGGGTATATGACTCTCAATAGAGCAGTCACAATTTAATGGGAACAAAATTAATTGTTAATGAGAATAACCCCTTAGTTGTAGTTAGGGCTGCTGGTGCACCTGGAAGAACTATTATAAGTGGAGAAGGAAATCCTTCAAACACTTTAGGGGTACCAGGAGATTTTTATTTTGACAAACTAACAACTAGATTTTGGGGTCCAAAAGACTCTGATACAAATACCTGGAATATAAATAATAGCTTTATACTAGACAAGCAAATATCTCTGACCCATTCTTGGGAGCTAGCTCAGGTTACTGGACCAGTTTTAGGAGTTTATTCGGTAGCAATAAACCATAATTTGGGCTTCCATCCAAATGTTACAGTAAAGTCAAGCGGCGGCGACATATTAGAAACGGGAATAGACTATAATAGTCTTAATACAATTACATTGAAAATGGCACAGCCTTTTTCAGGGACAGCGCATCTGTCTTAAAGGGAGTGAATAATGGCAAGAAAATTTTTGGTTAGCATTGACCTAAATAAAAACGAATTACTCAATGCCAGAATCCAGAACTTAGGAGCTGCTCCAAGTAGCCCAGTTACTGGTCAAATTTATTACGATTCAAACGACAACTTACTTTATTTTTGGAATGGAACCGAATGGTTAACAGCATCTGGTGATTTTGGTGCTGGAAACTACACAACTAGATTAAAATTTGGTGAATCTGTTGATCATGGTACATCAGCTTATGTAGCAAGAGCAGATCACAAACACGATGTTGCTGATATTATTGGCACATCAAATCAAATAACAGTAACTAAAGCAGTAAATGGAAATGCTACTCTATCTTTACCATCTACCTTAGATGTTACAGATATTAATGCAGCAACATTAGATGCAACTGGAAATGTTACCGTAGGCGGAACTCTTACAGTAACTGGACAAACAACACTTAACGATCCACTTCAAGTTAACGACTCCCTAAACGTAACTGGTGCAGTAGATCTAGATTCAACATTAAATGTTGATGGTTCTTCAACATTACAGGATACACTAACTGTAAACGGAACTGCAACATTTAATAATCCAGTACAAGTAAATAGCACCTTAGATGCGACAGGTGCTACAACACTTGATAGCACATTAACAGTAGGTGGCGGTACTACATTAAATGGTGCTGTTGATATAAACAATACATTAAATGTTGATTCTACCTCTACATTTAATGATGACGTTCAAGTTAATGCAGACTTAACGGTAACAGGAGTAATTACTGGAAATATAACTGGTAATATGACTGGTAATGCAGCAAGTGCTGCCAAACTTCAGACTGCAAGGACAATATCTCTTTCTGGAGATGTAGTTGGTTCAGTATCTTTTGATGGAACACAAAATGTTGATATAACAACAACAGTTCAGCCAAACTCCGTAGCGCTAGGTACAGATACAACTGGCAACTATGTTGCTACAATTGCTGGAACAGCTGGAGAAATCACAGTATCTGGTTCTGGTTCTGAAAGTTCTGCAGTAACAATTGGACTTCCAGATGATGTTAATGTTACTGGTAACTTAACAATTGGCGGAAACCTTGATGTTCAAGGAACAATTAACTCTATTAGCACAACAGAAGTTAATATTGTTGACAATAAGGTTGTTTTAAATACTAACGTAACTGACGCTCCTTCATCCAATGCTGGAATAAAGGTAAATCGTGGTGCTTCTGCAGATGTAGAAGTTTTGTGGAACGAAACAGACGATCAGTGGACATTAACAAATGATGGTACAAATTACCATGAAATCACTAGGAAATATAAAGCTACACTTAGCACATCAGCTACAACATACACAGTAACCCATAATTTAGGAACAAAGGATGTAGTTGTGCAAATCTACGAAGTTGCTTCTCCATATGCACAAATAGAAGCAGATGTTGAACATACATCAACATCAGCAGTAACTATTAAATTTGCTGTAGCACCTTCAGCTGGAGAATACAGAGTAGTAGTAATCGGATAGGGGTTTAATAGTGGCTCGTAAGTTTAAATCATTATTAAATCTTCTAACATTAGATGAAGACCCTATTTCTGGCTCTGCTGGAGATGTTTATTTTAATGTAGCAAGTAAAAACATAAAAATTTATAATGGCTTAGTTTGGGTTGATTTAACTCCTGGTTCTACCGATCCCACCCCATTTTACATGCATACACATGCATACGATGGGGATGTACATACAATAAACATACAAGAAACAATTAACTTCACAGAAGATATTAATAATGAAGCGTCTGTTAATGAAACAATTCCTGCTATAATAGGACTTGATGGCGGTGCTCCAAATTCAACATATGACAATGTTTCTGTTTCAAACGCTACGTTGTTAGACGGAGGCGAAGTTGGCAACTAATTTCCCAGCAAGTTTAGATAATTTATCTAATCCAGCAGCAACAGATAGCTTAGCAGGACACGCAACACTACATGGAAATGTAAATGATGCCCTGGAAGCCTTACAGGCTAAAGTTGGCGTAAATGGATCAGGTGTATCTACATCCTTAGATTACAAGATATCATCTATACAATCTCAGCTAGATGGCTTAGATGCGGAAAATGTACTAGAATTACTAGGTCTTGACGGCAATAATGACTTAGTCATAACTGGCATAGAGAATAAGACGACGGTAGATACTGTATCCGCCAGCGCCTATAGAACAATTAAATACGGCTTACAAATAACAAAAGGTAGCGAATATGTTTCATCTGACTACCTGCTATTGAATGATGGAACCGATATAAATGTATCGGAATCCAACATCATATCAAATACTTCAGATTCTTTAGCAAATATCACATTTGAAGTAAATTCAGGTATAATTAGTTTATGCGTAACCCCCACAACTTCGGCTGTTACAGCCAGATTTGTGCGGACTGCGCTTAAGGCTTAAATAAGGGGGTTGTCAGAGTGGCAACAGTAAATAAAAATTTTAGAGTAAAAAATGGCCTGGTAGTTGAAGGAAGTACCGCTACCGTAAATGGCTTTGATGTATTAACAAAGAAGGTCGATGATCAAAATTATATTATCGATTTAATTGGCAGCACAGCAACCTCCGCAAATACTGCTAATAAGGTTGTCAAGCGTGATGGTTCTGGCAATTTTGCCGCTGGCACAATCACAGCAGATTTAACAGGTAACGTAACAGGAAATGTAACTGGAAACGTAACAGGTAATGTTACTGGTAACGTAACTGGTACAGTTTCAGATATTTCTAATCACAGCACCACAGCGCTAACAGAAGGAACAAATCTTTACTATACAGCAGCTCGTGCAAAAGAAGAGGCTGCAAATCTTCTTGTTAATGCAATAAAAACAAATATTGAAATTTCTAAAGATGGATCAAATAATCTTACAATTACTGCTGAAAATGGCGTAGCAGATTCAAATACTGATCAGTTGTCAGAAGGTTCTTCAAATCTATACTTTACAAATGGAAGAGCTAGAAGTGCTATATCAGCAGGAACAGGAATCACATACAACGCCGCAACTGGTGTTGTAAGTGTAGCTGCAAATTCATTTGATGCATATGGCGCAGCCTCTGATGCATTACAGGATGCAAATGACTATACTGATTCCCAGATTGGTGATCTTATAACTTCAGATATTGGAGAGGGTTCAAATCTATATTACACAGATGCTCGTGCTCGTGGGGCAGTAAGTGCAGGTTCAGGATTATCTTACAATTCAGGAACTGGTGCATTTTCGGTAAACACAGACATAATTGCTAATAAAACTTATGTTGATACAGCAATAACAAATCTTGTTGACGGAGCCCCAGGTATTCTTGATACATTAAATGAAATTTCAGCAGCAATTAATGATGATGCAAACTTCTTTACAACTATATCAAACAACTTGGCTGGTAAATTAAATCTAACTGGTGGCACACTAACTGGAGCATTAACACTTCATGCAGATCCTTCAGTCGCTCTACATGCAGCTACTAAGCAATATGTAGATGCAGGAGATACAGCAGCACAAGCAGCCGCAGAGGCAACTGCAGCAGCAGCTCTTGCCAATGTACTAGATGGCGACACAGACTTTACAGCACTTGATGTAAATTCAGTATCTCGTCAGGTTGCGGCTACAACAGGAAATATTGCAACCGCAGCAGTTACAACTCTTCTAAGCTGGAATAAGACAAACTATAGAACAGCTAAAGTTCTTGTTAAGGCAAAACATGGTTCACATACCCATGTTTCTGAGTTAATAGTAACACTAGACACTTCAGACAATATTGCTCTTAACGAGTATGGTATTACAACAACAAATGGATCACTCATGACAATTGACGCTGATATTGATAGCGGAAATGTCAGAATTCGTGTGACTCCAACAAACAACAGTACAGAGGTAATGGCTCACGCTACTCTGCTTGTCTAACAACTAAATAAAATTGGTGGGGGACACAAAATCCCCCACCTAAAATTCGGGGGAAATTGAACTCGTGGCAACTAATAATAAAGATTTTAAAGTTAAAAATAATCTAGTAGTCCAAGGTGGACAGGTTACACTAGGCTCAGTACCCCTAGCATTTAATACAGATAATAATAAATTAAGAATTCAAGTTAATAATCAGTGGATTGATATATCAGACTCAAACGATATAGGATTTAATGATATTGGCTTGGCTATTGATTATAATGGTTCACCAATATATTCTGTTGGTGGAGATGGGGTTGTGACTGAGGCTATTAAATTTGCCGATGGCGGATCCCCAAGCAGTTCATCATTTGCTCTTACATTTGATTCGGGAGTGGTTTCCTAGTAAAATGAGCAAGTGGTATAATTCTAATATAGGGGTATAAACAACATGGCAACAGTAAGAATTCAACTCAGAAGGGGCACTTCAAACCAATGGGATTCAGCTAATCCCACTTTGGCAGCAGGTGAAATTGGTATTGAAACAGATACCAACACATTTAAATTTGGCGATGGCGTAACGGCATGGAATAGCTTAGACTATGCGCTATCAGACACAGTAGACGATTTTATTCCTTTATCACAAAAAGGTGAAGCAGGTGGCGTAGCTACTCTAGATGGTTCTGGCAAGGTGCCATATGCACAGATACCAAGCATAGACGAATTGTCACAAGATGCAGTAAACGCAGCACTTGTTGCTGGAACTGGTCTTGATAAAACATATGATGATGTAAATAACTTAATTACAATCGATATTGATTCAACAGTTGCCACATTGACTGGATCACAAACATTAACAAATAAGACTTTAACGTCTCCAGAACTTACTGGTACGCCAACTGCACCAACAGCGGCTTCTAATACAAATAACACACAGATTGCCACAACTGCTTTTGCCAAGACAGTTGCCAATACAGCACAATCAAATGCTGAATCTTATACAGATGGACAAATAACAGCGTTAATTAGTGCATCACCTTCAACTTTAAACACTTTAAATGAGTTAGCAGAAGCCCTTGGAGACGATCCTAATTTTGCTACAACAGTAACAAATTCTTTAGCGACAAAAGCAAACGCATCTGATGTTGCTAGCACCTATGCACCACTTGTTTCTCCAGTATTTAGTGGAAATGTTGGTTTGCCCCTTACAACTTCTATCGGAGACGTAAGTGCAACTGAGATTGCATACATAAACGGAGTAACTTCTTCAGTTCAAGCACAGCTAGATGATAAACTTGCATCTGCAACCGCTGCTTCAACCTATGCTCCTATTGCAAGCCCAACGCTTACTGGTACTGTTACCCTTCCAGCTTCAACAAGTATTGGTGACGTTTCCAACGTAGAGATTGCATACATAAACGGAGTAACTTCTTCGGTTCAAGCACAGCTAGATGATAAACTTGCATCTGCAACCGCTGCTTCAACCTATGCTCCTCTTGTTGCCCCAACGTTTACTGGCAACGTTACCCTTCCAGCTTCAACAAGTATTGGTGACGTTTCCAACGTAGAGATTGCATACATAAACGGAGTAACTTCTGGAGTTCAAACACAGCTAGATGCAAAAGCTCCTCTTGCTTCTCCAACGTTTACTGGTACCGTAACCCTTCCAGATGGCACAGTAACTGGTGCAATGATTGTCGATGCAACAATACCAACAGGTAAAATTGCAGACACTGCAATTACTGCAGCAAAACTAGGAGCATCCGCTGTTGAAACTGATAAGATTAATGATCTAGCCGTAACAACAGGAAAAATTGCAGATAGCGCAGTAACCTCTGCAAAGATTGCAGACGGTACAATTGTAAATGCTGACATTAATGCCTCAGCGGAAATTGATTGGACTAAGTTAGCAATTTCATCAACAGTTTCTGCTACAGAACTTGGATATGTTGACGGAGTAACCTCAGCAATTCAATCACAGATTGATTCTAAGCTTGCTTCATCAACTGCAGATTCAACTTACGCACCACTTGCTTCTCCAGCACTTACTGGAGCTCCAACAGCACCTACAGCAGCAGCAGCAACCAATACAACCCAAATTGCTACAACTGCTTTCGTAAAAACTGCAGTAGACAATGTTATTGCCTCAGCCCCTGGAGCACTAGACACTCTTAACGAGTTGGCAGCAGCACTTGGCAATGATGCAAACTTCTCTACTACGCTTACAAATAACCTTGCTGCTAAAGCACCACTTGCTTCCCCAACATTTACTGGTACAGTAACGGTTTCAGAATCTGGAGTAGCGTTTACAGACGGCACACAAACAAAAGAAGGTGTTCCATCAAGAACGCCAATAAGTACAGTTACCGCTGCATATAATTTATCAACTGGCGGATTATCGCTAAGAGATACATTAGTTGAATGCAATTCTTCATCAGCATTTACTATAACAATTCCAGCAAATTCAACCACAGCCTACCCAATAGGAACATCTATTGATCTCCTACAGGTTGGCACAGGTCAAATTACAGTTGCTGGCGCAGCAGGGGTTACATTAAATGGTACACCTGGATTAAAATTGCGTTCACAATATTCTTCAGCAACATTATTTAAGCGAGCAACAGATACTTGGATAATTATGGGAGACTTAACAGCTTAACAAAATTTGATAGGAGAAAAAGATGGCAATTAATAAAAAGAGAGGTATTAAATCCTCAGCACAAGACAACTTCTTAGAGCCAAATGCAGTAACTGGCCTATCAGCAACAGACGTAGGCACAGGAAGGCCATTTAATAATGGCGCAGCCTCATTGTCGTGGTCTTTGCCAGCAGCTTCACCACCAGCTACTCTTTATACAATTACATCAAATCCTGCAACTACAACACAAACTACTGCAAACACATCCCTTACATTTCCTGGGCTTGCTTCAGGCACATCTTATACATTTACAGTAGTTGCTTCAAATAATGCTGGATCTTCTGCTGGAGCAACAAGTGGATCTGTAACAGCAACAACTGTTCCAGCAGCACCATCTCCATCAGTTGCTTCTGGTCCACATGGAGGGTCAATTCCTTCTGGAAGCGATAGAATTACTTGGTCTAATCCAGCAACTGGCGGTAAGGCAATATCTTCCTTTAGAGTTACTTCTAATTTACGTGGTCAGTTAAGTGCTAGTGCCACTTCACCTTTTGATACTGCAGATCCATCTTTGCCAGATTCATCTGCTGATGAAAGTTATACAGTTTTTGCAAGCAATGCTAACGGAGAATCTTCTGGAGGAACAACGGCAACAGTTCAAACGTTTACTCCACCACACTTCCCGCCATTTTTCCCACCACACTTCCCACCGTTCTTCCCACCATTCTTCCCACCACACTTCCCACCATTCTTCCCACCACACTTCCCACCGTTCTTCCCACCGTTCTTCCCACCATTCTTCCCACCATTCTTCCCACCACACTTCCCACCATTCTTCCCACCACACTTCCCACCGTTCTTCCCACCATTCTTCCCACCATTCTTCCCACCATTCTTCCCACCATACTTCCCACCGTTCTTCCCACCACACTTCCCACCGTTCTTCCCACCATTCTTCCCACCATTCTTCCCACCATTCTTCCCACCACACTTCCCACCATTCTTCCCACCACACTTCGTAGGTGGAGGAGTCTGCGGATACGGATGTAATCATTGGTAATCTAGACATAGACATTATTAAATGATAAAATATATACAAGGAGAATATAATGAACAAATATGCACTACTGACAAAGGCTAGCCCCACTACCTGGGAAGTTTTTCAGGTAATAAGATTAGCTGATTCAGAAGAAGACACTAGCCTTGCAAATATTTTAAATTTATCTATATCAAATAATGAGACAGTTGCTGGACTAGAAATATCTAATGTCAATACTGAATTTTTAAAAAGAGGAGCTATTTGGGACGGTTCTTCTTTTAGTGGAGGAACAGAGTCAGGTTTTTCTACTCAAGAAACAAGAAATAAAAGATATGCTTTTACATATGACAATAAACTTACTTTAGTTTTAACTGCAATAGAAGGTTCTGCACAAGCCGATATGTATCAGGCGGCCTTTGCTGGAGAAGTTTCTATTAAAAAAATTGAAGATGAATCAACCATTGTTGCAGCAGGCTATATTTGGGACGGTATTAATTTTAACGCTCCAGCATAATGTCTAAATGGAAGGAATGGAAAAACTCTTTAGGAGAGGCCAGACCTTGGCACCTGTTAAGTTTAGAAAAATATGTATCTGATGAATCTGTTGCAAAAAATAGACTAAAAGTTTGTGAAGGTTGCAAGTTTTACACGATAACTAATCAGTGTTTAAAATGTGGTTGTCTCATGTCAGCAAAAGTAATGCTTTCTAATGCGGAATGTCCTATTGGAAAATGGGGAAAAGAAGAAGGAAAATAAATGGAAAAACAAGAATTATTTCCAGGACTATGGGTTTATAGAAATGTAATAAAGCCAGAATTTGAAATTATTAATAGATTAGAAAATACAATAAAAAACAGTAATGGTTTGTATAACTGGCAAGATGCAACGGTTGGTTATAGAGAAAAAATGCCAGAATATAGAGATTGTGTAGATTTTAAATTAAGATATTTTGATTATCCTGGCAAAGATAAGTATATGAAAGAATTTGATAAAATTTGGCAAGACGTTCATGATGCTCAAAAAATTGCTTTAGATGATTATTGTTCATTTTATAATATTGAAATGAAATATTGGGAGGCAATGAACTTTGTTAAATATGGGCCAGGTCAACACTTTTCTTATCACTCAGATCATGGTTGGTCATACATAGCTACTGTTTCTATGGTTGCCTATATCAATGATGATTATGAGGATGGCGGGATAAGATTTGATAAAATTGATAAAACCATTAAGCCAAAAGCTGGGGATTTATACATCTTCCCTTCTAACTATTTATTTTCTCATGCAGCATTACCAGTAAAGTCTGGATTAAAATATTCAATTGTTACAATGACAGATTATAATGATGCTACACACAATGAACAATTTTATAGACAATTTATGTCAGACAAGTCTATAAAGGATGGATATTAAAATATGCAGTTTGAGATATATAAGGCTAGCCCTTATTCTGCAGAAATAAAGCCATTAACGATAAAAAGACAATGGATGGAAGAGACTTTTGATAAGCATGCATATCACTGCTTTCCAGTAACATTATCTAATGGATTGGGTTGGGGCATATCTTTTCCAGAAGAAATAAGTTTCATTTGGGATGGAATTTCAGACTCAACAGATACTCATGTAAAAATTTTAAGTGGTCATAAATATGTTTATACTGGAAGATCAAATGCTACTATTAGTTTTAAAACAGGATTAGTATTAAGAACCAAAGAAGATTTAAGCATGATGGCCATGCCTACACCAAATTGGCCAATAGATGGAGTTTGGCCATTTACTATTTTAATAAGTACTTCCTTTTTTGCAGGAGAGTTTCCAGTGGCTTGGAGAATAACAAAAGCCAATGAAGTAATAACAATTCCAGCAAACACTCCAGTTATTTCTGTCATGCCAATTTCTTTAAAATCATTAAACAATTCAGAAGGTGTAATTAAAAAAATATCAGATCTTCCATCTAATTTTTTCCCAGATGCGGATTACGGACAAATAGTTTCAGAAATAAATAAAAAAGGCGAATGGACAAATTTTTATAGAGACGGTGTTAACTATAAGGGAAATAAAATTGGAGACCATGAAATAAAAGTTTTAAGATTAAATATAGTTGATGGTCCAGAACAGTGTGGTATAAAATAATGAATAAAATTATATTTCATTCAAATAAACATTACAATAAAGAAGATACTGTTCCTGTAACGGCAAGGAAAACCTTACCCCATTGGTGGGAAAATTCAGACACATTTGTAAAAGATCATGAAGGAAATCCAGTTGCAAATTTTAATGGTGAGGGCAAGATGCTAAGTTTTAAAGCCTGCCCTGCAGTACTTGATACTTTTCAAACTGGGTATATGTTATTGACTCCATGTGATTTAGAATTTTATGAAAAAAACGGAAGAATAAAAGTTAAAGTTCCAGTCGGTTTTGACGATTTTGTGGGAGAAAGACCGCCAATGCAAGAATTTGCAACTCCAATAGGATGCAGTAAATGGCATTTTCATTGGTATGCAAATTGGGCTCCAGAATTACCAGAAGGTTATAGTTCAATATATGTTCCACCAATAAATCATTTTGAATTGCCGTGGATTACTGTGGGTGGTATAATAGATAGCGATAAGGTTACAACATCTGGCCTTATTCCGTTCTTCTTAAAAGAAGGATTTACTGGAATAGTTCCAGCTGGCACTCCTTATTTACAAGTAATTCCATTTAAAAGAGAAGATTGGGAGTCTGAAATAGTTTTTCATACTGCAAAAGAAATTATGGCAAAAACAATGAAAACTTCTGATACATTTAGAACCAGCGAGGGCGGGGTCTATAAGAAATTATTTTGGTCAAAAAGGAAATATAAATAATGCAAAAGCAGGTTAATACAAACGATACTCACGATTACAGGTCCCTTGGTTCTATTACCCCATCTGGATTTTTTGGTAAAGGAAAAGAAAATATTGTTGAATTACCTAATTTTTTAACCGAGTATGAAAAAGAAAGACTAACTAACTTTGCCAGAACAAATCAGACTTGGGATATAACCAATTCTCATAAAAATGAAAATGGAACTGTAATATATGATGCAAATGCATGGGCCGATAGGGTGTGTACAAGACTTTCTATGGAAATATCTCACGACCCGACAATTGTAGATGTTGTTGAGGGGCTAATACAAAGATTACAGGTAGAAGTTGAAAAATTTTTTAATGTTAAAGTTCAGGCTACTGGTCCAGCAATAGTTAGATGGCCAGTTGGCGCAAGACAAGATCCTCATGCCGATAAAGAATTACACGAGGGTCCAGATGCTGGAACTCCAAATGATTTTCCTCACTATGACATAGCGTCACTATTTTATTTTAATGATGACTATGAAGGCGGAGAATTATTTTTTCCAGTGCAAGGAATAGAGTTTAAGCCAGTAGGAGGATCTGCATACTTTTTCCCAGGAGATAGATGGTATGTCCATGGAGTAAGGCCAGTAATATCTGGCGGCAGATTTACATCCCCATTTTTTTGGCAGATACTAGAACATACTGGAGAAATAAAACCATGACGCTAAAGTTTGAAGAAATATATCCAAAAATTTTTGTTTACAAGAATCCATTTAAAGATCTTAATCTTTTAAAAAAAGTTATTATTGAATCAGAACAAAATCCAGAAGGGTCTATCCTAGGAGATTGGAAAGGATGGTACACTTTTGGAAAAGAAACAAACATGTTAAATTTTGATAGAGGAACTGATAGTGAAAGAAATAAGCAAGAAAAAGAAATGTGGGATGACGTTAGAGAAGTTTTTTATTTAACAACACAACATTATTCAGAAATACATAATGTGCCAATAGAAAAAGACAAAATTGTTCATGATTCAGTTGAAGACAAACAGATGAATCTTTGGCAATTAATGGGTCCTTCTATTTGTAAGTATGAAGTAGAGGGCGGCATTGATGATAATAACGTTGATTTAGCAATGCATATGCATACAGATTATCAACAGGAATATGAAAATCACAGAGGATATAAATTTACAGTAACCTGTACCATGTATTTAAACGATAACTACGAAGGTGGAGGCCTAGAGTTTTTGGTAGGAGACAATAAATTATTTTATTATAAACCAAAAGCTGGAGATGTTTTAGTCTTTCCAGCTGGTGATCCAAACTATCTTTCAGAGCCAGGAGAATTATATAGACATGGCGTTAAAAAAGTTTATGGTAATCCAAAATATTTTATTAGAAACCACTGGCAAAGATATTACTTAGGTTCAAAAGAATGGTTAGATCAAGAGTCTATTTATGGTAAAGACGTTTGGCAACAGATGGAGTCAGAAAGAACAAAACAAGAACGAAAAGAGGGTAAATACCAAACCCTAGATTATGATTACATATATAAAAATGCGGAGAGAATAAAATGACATATAATTTAAATAATCAAACTAAAATTAAAGAAGATGTTTTAATATTTGAAGATTTTCTTACAAAAGAAGAATGCGATAAAGTTTTAAAATATTGGGAGCACTCTGCAGAAAAAGGAAGTTTATTGTGGGCGCCGATTTCTTTTTACGACTCGTTTGCATCAAATTTACCAGATGATGAGGATAAAGATAAATTTGATTTACCACCAGATTTTTTTACAACCCTTCAAGATAAAATTCAAGAAGCCACCGCTATTTGTAGAGGAAAACCCGTAAAGCTTGTAAGTTATCATTGTCAAAAGTGGGTAGAAGGCGCATACGCTGGATACCATTCCGACAATACTGCAATTGACTCAGAAGAATATAATTCTTTTGAAAGAAGTAAATGGGCAGCATTTCTTTATTTAAATGATAATTTTGAAGGCGGGGCATTAAATTTTAGAGACCATGATATTACAATACAACCTAAAACAGGAATGTTGGTAGCGTTTAATGGAGGACATCATAATATTCATGAAGTTCAAATGATAATTAGCGGAGAAAGATGGACTATAGGATCTTTTTGGGATAATGAAGAGGCAGATTATAGCGAAGAAAAAAGAGCACTGTGGGAAGAAGATATTGCTGAGCAAAGAAAAAGACAAGCTGAGGATGCAGAAAAATGGGCTGAAATGAAAGAACGTGGAGAAAGAATGCAGCCAGGTCCAGATCAAACTGCTAAAAAAGATGTAGCTTTAAAAACTGGAGGACTAAATTAAATGAAAAAAACAACAGTTTTAGAAAACGGAATGATTCGTGAAGAACTACATCCTCAAGTTTATTATTACAGAAATGCAATTCCTAATATAAAAGAGTGGCTAGATTTAGTAAATGATTCTGAAAATTATCCAGATATCTACCCAATTCTTACTCCCTGGAATAGATGGGATGTAGATGAAAATAGATCAATGGGGCACCCATACATTTATGGTTATAAAAAATTATGTCTTTTAAATAATGTTTATAATATTGACAAAGAAGTTTCTGAAGAAACAAAAGAAATGTTTGCGAAAATTAGAGATCCACTTTTTAATGCAATAAGGTTAGTGTGTGAAGATTACAAAAAAGAACAAGGCATTGAAAAAGAACTTATACTTTTAGAACAATTTGGGGTTCACAGATACCGTGCTGGAAATTATATGGGCGTTCACCATGATTCGCAAGAAGGCGATACAAGACTTTTGTATTCATTAGTTGTTTGGCCAAACGATGATTATGAAGGTGGAGAACTTTCTTTTAGCATTAGGGATGGTGTAATAACTGGAACTGAAAATGCGTTAAAAGATGACCTACTTGACCCAGAAAACGAAGGAAGATATGACTTTTACATTAAACCAGAGGCAGGAAGCATTGTAATTTTTCCTTCACCTGCTCCATTTAGTCATACTGCACATTTAGTTAAATCTGGATGGAAGTATATGCTCCCAATGTTTTGGATAGATCCAAGCGGAGAAGATGTGTTATTTAAACAGGATCCAGAATGGGAACCAACCTTTGTTTATCCAGATAAAGAGGATTTATTTAATTAATATGATATACTATTTTCGGAGGTTAAAATGATAGCAGAAAAACTTTTTGACAATGTTTATTATTATAAAAACGTAATTGAGGATCCAAAAAAATTAATTAATTTAATTGAATCTACTCAAGCAGACAACTTTTCAGACTTTATTACTAAATGGGAAGAGTGGTCAGCATGTAGTGGAGAAATGTATGTCTATGGAGAACATAAAAGAATTAAATGTTTGTCCATCGAGCAGGTATTAAAAGAATGTAAAGACGATGTTCTTGATGAGGCCAAGTATATATATAGTCAAATTTTTGACGGCATGAAGGCAGTTTGCGAAGATTACGCACAGAAGGTAAATGATGATGCTAAAATAATATTGATGACAGATACTGCGATTAAAAAGTATATGCCAGGAACCTTTATGGGGTCTCATTTTGATCAGCAAGAAGGAGATAAGAGATTAAGATATTCTTTGGTAATGTATCTAAACGACGACTATGAGGGGGGAGAACTTTCTTTTAATGTTAAAGATGGAGTTCTTACTTCTACAGACGATGCCGCAGCTGAAGATTTTAATAGTCCGCTAAATCATAATAGAATAATGTTTCACGTTAAACCAGAAGCTGGTAGCGTAATTATATTTCCATCAGTAGATCCATATAGCCATACAGCTCATTTAATAAAAAGCGGAAATAAATATATGGTTCCATCATTTTGGTTAAACAAAGGACAATTCGTAGACGGCGTTTTTGTTCCAGCCTAGAAAGATAAAATCATGGCAATGTATGTTTTTCAAGAACTTTCTCCAAAAGTTTTTTATTTTACTTATTGTCTTCAAGAAATAGGTAATTATATACAATTTATTGAAGAGACGGAATCTCAACCATCTAAAGATAATTTAATTAGTAGCTGGCAAGATAGAGAATGGGGATATGAAAAAATCTTTTCCTCAGATTTTAGTGATAAAGAAAAACCAATAGATGGAAGAGCTTTGTTTTTAATAAATAATTTAAAAGCCACTTTCCACTATTGTTTTGGACAATATAAGATATTTAATAACATTGAAGATGATGTTAACCTAGAAACAACATATTCTATTCAAAAGTTTAATGAAAATAATACTGATGATGTTTTTACATCACATGGTAGGTATACTGCAAGACTATATATTAATAATTCATTTGATGGCGGAGAGGTAACTGTATCTGGTAGGCCTGCATTTAAACCAGAGGCAGGCAGCATTATAATCTCTCCTTCTACATTTAAAATAGAACATAATCCAGCAACAAACAACTCAAGGTATATAGCAAAGGGATACTGGGTATAAAAGCTATACTGATATAATATAAAAATGTCATATTATCATAACGTATTAAAAGACCTCCCACTAGGTTTCTGGAAACTTGATGAGGTTGTTGGGTCAGTCGCATATGATAGTTCTGGATGCGGCAACAATGGAAGCTATGTTGGCAATATATTAAATACTTCAATTCCAATAGTTTCTGGAGGATCTAGTGCTACGAAAATAACTAATACAAATTATTTAGAATTTTCAATAACTAAAGATTTTAGTGGCCTGAATGGCGTAGGAGGATTTGGAACAGGTAAAACTTCTGACAATGATTTCTCTCTTGAAATATGGTTTCATCCTAAAAGTTTAACAACATTAACTCCAATATTAGCAGACTCATCTGGAATAGGAGTGTATTGGGATAATGGCAATATAGTGTTTAAATTAGAGCAAGAACAGATTGAATATTCGGTTCCAAATCCTAGTAGGTCTTTACATGTTGTAGCTATATACTCAGTTAAATCAATGTCATTATATTTAAACGGAAATTTAGTTGCTAATAAATCAATATCAAAAATAAATTTTACCAACGAATCTTTGTCTTTTAATTGTGGTCCAGCACCTATAAACAAATATTTTATTGTAGATGCTCCAGCAATTTATAGATATTCCCTGTCTCCTAATCAAATTCTAAACCATTATAATAATTTTATTTCTAACACAGAGTCAAACATTGTTTTGCCAGACTCTGGAGAAATTTTTAAAGCTTCTGAAATGTATCAGAACATAAACACAACCGTGTCTTTTCCAGCACTGTTAGATTGGCAATATCACGTAGACGATAATATATTGTACAGAGAATATACTAATAGCCTATATCTTTCCCCGTCTTCAAGTTATGGAGAATTTATAAAAGTAATTAGCTTACCACACTGGAAAAATTTTGTTTCCTCCAAATTGGAAATACTGGCTAGTGACGGAGTGTCAGTTTATATTTCTACAGATAATCAGTCTACTTGGCAAGAGTGTGAAAACGGTAAGGCTCTTCCTGGATTTAGCCAGGGTTCTGATTTTTTAAATAAAAAAGTTATAGCAATAAAAGTAACATTTGAATCTGATGATTCTGAAAAATATGTTCCAGAATTGTATTATATAAAAATACATTTTTATGATGAGAAAAAGCTTTTAGCCCATGGCGGCGGCAGTATAATTTCTGTTGAGCAACCAAATTTAGGAGACTCATGGGAAATATCTATATCCAACACAAATTCAAATATATTATTAAGAGAAAAGGATAATGGAATTACTCCTGATAATTCAGTCTTTTATATAAATACATTAAAAGACATAAATTATCTTGAGATGATATTTTGTCCAAAATCATTATCTTCTGGATATTTGTTCTACAATAAAACAGACGGGGTAGAGTCATCTTTGTATTGGGCCACCAATGGCACAATAACAAAGACAAATATCTCAAATTTGTATGTTAATGGTCAAGATATAACTTCTCAAAATAATATCTCTAACTATTTATATGTTGATGAGCCTAACTATATTCTTATAAAATCGTCATCTGAAATGACAGGCCAGATTTGGATAAACGGGAAACAGGATGGCGGGAACAGATCAGGAGTACTAGATAATAATACCTATCAAAATATAGCTATATATGATTTAGAGTCAGTAGACCACTTGAAACACTATAACCTGTATATTGGAAAAGATATTATTGAGGCTAGTGATTCTGTCATTCAGATCACAGAAGAAGCAGTCAAGACATATTCTAGAGACAGGGTTCTGTTAAATAATATATAGTTTTGTCATTTTAATTGACAAAAAGCTGGACTTGAGGCACCGAAAGTGGTAAAATGATTACCTATGGAAATTAAAAAGATCAATGCAAAGGTTAAAGAAAATGAAACCAGGCTGGGCGTGTACGTCTGGGAAATGCCAGATGGCAGGTGGATAGGCGACGATGATGGTAATTTCCTTTCAATAGCGTCAATGAAAGACAATAGAGACAGAATCAATTTGTTGGCCAAGGCAGTAAGGGGATATGGAATTACTGAAGGCAATCCAAAGTTTCTTGAGGGAAGCAGGCAGATTGATGATGAAGAGTTTGAGTATCAAAAGCAGAGACTAAGATGGGGCCTAACACCAGATCCATTAGATGTAGGTGTTTATAAAGATGAAACGGCTAAATTAAGGAAGGGTCAAAATGATTGAGTACGAAGAAGACACATTGTCAAATGATGTAGAAATATCAAATATCACAGACTGGATTAGATTTAATTCTAGTATAACTCAAAAAAACAATGATTCATTTTCCCTAGAAGGCGAAGAGCTTTTAAAATTATCTGGACTTAGTCCAGCATTAAGAAGAAAAGCAAGCAGAGATATACAAAAGAAATTTGTCGGGACCGAAGGAACTGGAACCCAGCAATTATTAACTCAGCAGGCAGTTAGCGGATATGCCCTATTTGATCTTGTAATGCCTGAATATAATTTAGATTATTTATCCACAATATATGAAATTTCCCCATATAATTATGCAGCAATTAATGCTAAGGTTTCTAATATTGTAGGCCTTGGATTTGATTTTATTGAATCTAGAAAAACTACAGATATGTTAGATGGTATTAATGATGAAAAACAATTAGAAAGAGCCCGCAGAAAATTAAATAGAATTAAACAAGATTTACATGAGTGGCTAGAAGATTGCAATGAAGAGGAAACATTTAAAGAAACACTTATTAAGTTCTACACTGACGTAGAAGCCACTGGTAATGGCTATCTAGAGGTCGGTAGAACGACTTCTGGCAAGATAGGGTACATCGGACACATCCCTTCAAAGACAATGCGTGTAAGGCGCCTTAGAGACGGTTTTGTGCAGTTGTTATACGGTAAGGCTGTATTCTTCCGTAATTTTGGAGACACCGAAACTCCTAATCCAATAGCAGGCGCAACAGATCGTCCTAATGAACTTATTCACTTGAAGAAATATACACCTAAGAATAACTATTATGGAATTCCAGATATTATTGCAGCACAAAATGCTATGGCAGGAAATGAGTTTGCTGGCAAATATAACTTAGATTATTTTGAAAACAAGGCAGTCCCTCGCTACATTATTACGGTTAAGGGAGCAAAATTATCTCCTGAATCTGAGCGTAAGTTGCTAGAATTTTTCCAAGTTGGGCTTCGTGGCAAAAACCACAGATCTCTATATATTCCATTGCCACCAGATTCTCCAGATTCTAAAACAGAATTTAAGATGGAACCAATTGAGGCGGGCGCACAAGAGTCTTCATTTAATGTTTATCGTCAAGCAAATAGAGATGAAATATTGATGGCACACAGAGTTCCAATTAATAAAATTGGAACGGCTACTGGAATATCTTTGGCAAATGCTAGGGATGCCGATAAGACATTTAAGGAGCAGGTATGCCGTCCATCGCAAGATATTCTTGAAAAGAAATTAAATAAAATTATTCAAGAAATGACTGATGCCCTAGTTCTTAAATTTAATGAATTAAGTTTAACCGATGAAGATACTCAGTCTAAAATTGATGAAAGATATTTAAGATTACAAGTAGTTACCCCTAATGAAATTAGAATTAGAAAGGGTATGGTCCCAAGAGAAGGCGGAGACGAGGTAGTAGATTTAGCTGCTAAGGCCGCCGAAATTAAAGCTGAAGCTTTAAATAGCAGAACCAGGGATCAGGAGCGTGAAGCAAATTCCCCAGATAATTCAGGGGAAGGTAGAAATGCAAAGGGTGACGGCAGACAAGTCGAGTAGTCCTACTCAACTAGTTATTTGCCTTTAGATATATAAAAGCCTATAATATACACATATGACCATTGAAAAATCCCATTGGTCTTCTAACGGAAACGTTATTAATTTATCAGTTCCGTTCACGAAGGTCAACAGAGAAAAAAGAACAGTCTCAGGTTTTGCAACATTAGACAACCTAGATCAGACTGGCGATGTGGTTACGCAGGAAGCAAGCATGAAGGCGT